TTTGGCAACTGGGAGGGCATCAATCAAACGCTCGATTTCGTTGTGATTCCGGGCGTCTACACGGTCGACAACCAGGGCGACTTTGTTCTGTACTGGACGGCCGGCACGCCGCTTTCGAGCGCGTTGCAGCAGACATTCTCGACCGCCTACCCCGGCATGCCGGTCGATATGAACATCGGCGGCAATCTGGTTCAAAACTTCGATGAGACCCACGTGTGCGGGACCATCGATCAGCTTGCACAAGTCGTCGGTGACATCACCGAAGGTGTGTTCGATCAGCGCGTGAACATTGGCATCCAGGCCGGTCGGATCATCGTATGGGATAGCACATACAAGCCGCCCGAAGTGCAGTTGGCGATCACCGATTTCGTCGGCCAGCCGACTTGGTTAGCTGTCAACACGCTGCAACTCAAGCTCGTGGCTCGAGCGGATCTGCGTATGGGCAGCATCGTCAAGATGCCGAAGGGGTATCAAAACTTGCCCGGGCTCACGACAATGACCGCAAACGCGAGCCCATCGCAAGTGAAGTATCAAACGACGTTCCAAAATAACTTCTTTGTCTCTGAACTGCGGCAGATCGGCAACTTCCGGTCGCCCGACGCTACCCAATGGGTAACGATCGTCAACTGCTTGGTCAACGCGAATGGCTGATTACTACGACAAGCTATCCGTCCAGAAAAGTGCCAATCAACTTGCGATCAACCGGGCCCGGCAAGCGATTGAGAATACCGGGCGCGCGCTTCCCTGCCGCGTGGTGAAGGTGAGCGGCTCGATCGTAACCGTCGCCTTTGAGGTGCAGAACTCGCCCCAGTCGTTGCCGAACATCACGATCCCGAAGGCGGAAAGCTCATGGATTCGCATGCCGACCCAAGTCGGCGACAAGGGCATGACGGTGCCCTCCGATGCTTACCTGGGCGGCGTATCAGGCCTTGGCGGCGGAACCGCGACGATGACTCGCCGCGGCAACCTGTCGGCGCTTGTATTTGTACCGGTCAGCAACTCCGGCTCCGGCCCGATCGACGCCGACGCGGCTCAGGTTCAGGGGCCAAACGGCGTGATCAGCAGGACGACGCAAGGCACCACGTCACAGGTCGTAACGGACCAAACAGGGACGACGATCACATATGGCGATGTGTCATTCACGGTCAACGCAACCGGCATCACGATCACGATCGGGGCGCACACATTCACATGGGATGCATCGGGCGTTCACTTCCCGGTTCCCATCACCGCGCCGGAATTGTATCTCCCGAATGGCGCAGTGAATCCGCACTACCACGCCGATGCGCAAGGCGGCGACACAGGACCGATGACCGGCTAGTGCTGCTGACGGTCTCTGCACTCTTCGTAAAGCGTTTCTTGCATCATGGCTGGTGTGGCTTGGGACCCGTACTTGTCCGCCAACCGATAAGTCGCGCTGATAAGCGTTCTGCGAAGGTCGCTATTGCCATAGCGATGCAGTTCGGCATCAAGCGAAACGCCGGCTTTCTTATCCTCCGCGAACATTCGAACGTCGGCCGCGACCATCTCGCACGAGGTGTCTTGCGTTTCAGCCTCGGTGGATTCGCCAGTCGGTCTGATCGATAAAGCAGCGACGACCGCAATCCCAAGCACGATGGGAAGTGTGACGAAGAAAGCAATAAGCGTCTTCTTCCTGCCGCTCATCGCGCGGCGCTTGATCGGTTTTCCTATGGCTGTCATGGGCCTTCTCTTTTGAAATTGTTACCCCGAGGTCGTCGGGTCTCGAATCTCGTGGCGTACACGGGGCATTGCAGGCTATCAGCGGATCAGTGAATGAGAACGTACGGGCGTACCACAGACGAGTACGGCAATAAGACATGGGTAGTCGTTGAAACGGATGCAAACGGCGACAACACCAACGTGTGGCTGACGACCTTGGTGCAACTGCTCAAGCTCAACCTCGGCGAGAGCCCCTTCTTTGCCAATCTCGGCATCCCTCAGTACCAAACCATCCTAACCCAAGTTTTGCCGACGTACTACGTCACCAGCATCCAGCAGTATGCCGCGCCTAATTTCGCATCGCTCTCGATCACGCAAGTGCCGAACGCCTTCCCGCCGCAATACAACGTGATCGCCAACTGCTTTAACGGCGCCACTATCAACCAAATCGCGACATGACCGCTACTTCGACAAACATACCGTTGGTCATGACAGCGGCCGGGCCGTCCGCCACGCCTGTCGCGACGATCTATGAAAATCTGCTCGCTTACGTGGCGAGCCAAGTGCCAGGATACACCGCCAGCCTACCGGGTTCTTTGATAGACGATATCGCGGGCACCGACGTGGGCGCGATCGTCGCGATCGATCAGGCGCGCGTTGATGCCATCAATAGCGTCACGCCCTATGGTGCAAACGCATTTCTGCTCGCTCAGTTAGGCGCTCAAGCGGGTGTGTCACAAGGCGTCGACGCGAACGGAAACGTCTACGTTCAGTTTTCCGGGCCGGCCGGATATGTGTTCCAGCCAGGATTCCTGGTTGGGGATGGAGCGAACCAATACGCGCTCCAGGATGGCGGCGTCATCGGTTCGAGCGGCGTAAGCGCCCTGCTGTATGCCGTGGCTACTACCAGCGGTAACTTTTCGATTCCCGCGAACACCGTCACGCAATTGGTGACGTCAGTGCCGAGCGCGTACTCGATCACCGTCACCAACCCGCAGGCGGGTACGCCGGCAACCTCAGCGGAGAGCCCGCAGGATTACCGCAAACGTGTGCTGCAAGCTGGGCAAGTCGCATCGACCGGCACCCCGGCGTATCTTAAAACCCTACTGCAAAAGATCGTCGGCGTTCAAGCTCGCCTCATTTCGATCAATACCGTCTCGGGCGGTTGGCAGATCGTTTGCGGTGGGGGTGACTCGTATGCGGTAGCCAATGCCATCTTGCAGGGCGTAGGTGATATCGCCACGCTCCAAGGTTCGCAATTGGCCATTAGCGGGATGACAGCAGCGAATCCGGTCGTCATCACGACGAACCTGAATCACGGCTACATCGCTGGACAAACCGTCACTGTGACCGGGGCGACGCCGAGCGCGTACAACCTCACCTACACGATCGCATCGGTTACAGCGACGACGATCACGACCACGACCAACGGCTCTGGATTCGGTTCGTATGCGAGCGGCGCAACGCTCTCGCCCAACCCTCGGGACGTGTCGGTATCGTTGTTTCAGAACCCGAACATCTACACGATCCCGTTCGTCAATCCGCCGCAGCAAACGGTAACGGTGGCTGTGACGTGGCATACGAACCTGCCCAATTTCACGGGCGGCAATGCGGTTGGGCAACTGACCGCCCCGGCACTGCGCTCGTACCTGAATTCGATCTACGTGGGCCAGCCGATCAACGAGCTCGAAATGACCTCGGTGTTTCAAAACGCAGCATCGCCCGTCATCGATCCGCAGAACATCACGACGCTCCAGTTCGCGATCACGGTCAACGGCCAATCGGTGAGCCCATCGGCCGGCACCAGCATCATCGCGAGCGATCCCGAGAGCTACTTCAATTGCGCCGAGACAGGCGTCACCGTGACGCAGAGCTAACGCATGCAGATCGAATCATTTTCGACCGCTCCGCTACAGCAGACAATTCCCAGCTACCTCTATTGGGAGTACTCCGACGACGACAATCTGCAAGCGTTCGTCGACGCATATAACTCGATCACGCAGGGCTACGTGCAGTGGTTCAACAACACCCCACTTGGCCTGTACACGTCTCCCTATATCAACGGGGCATTGCTCGATTGGATCGGTAACGGCGTCTACGGTATCCCGAGGCCGGTTCTCGCGTCGACAACCACGATCGAAACGGCTGGCCTGAACGAGAACGCCTATAACACGCTGTCCTACAACGGGCTGTATTACTCGCTGAACCAAACTGCCTCGACGGCAAATGACGACATTTACAAGCGCGTCATGACGTGGAATCTGTACCGCGGAGACGGGCAGATGTTCACGATGGGCTGGCTTAAGAACCGCATCAGTCGCTTCGTCAACGGCGTGAACGGAACAGACTGGCCAGTATTGAACGATCCGCCGTCGATCACGGTCTCGGGCAACACCTTCACGATTACGGCGTACGACAGTATTCCATACCAAGCATTGCAGCTTTGCTATGCGAATCAGTCGATCAATACGCCGTTTCAGTACACGCTGAACTTCATCACCGACAAGTTCATCAATGATGGCGGGGTGCTGTATTTGCCGATCGCGTTGACCTATCCGACTTCATCGGTGGGGCTGGCGGCGGGGTCGGCATGGTGGAACGGAGGGTTGATTTCAGTTGTGCCGGGTGTCACCCCAGACCCTTCGGCCCCACCACTTTACTTTCGGTACACCTTCCCTCCTGACTTGCTTTCCCTCGGCTGCGGAAACCTTCCGACGTCCAACCCTGGTGCGGGATCGGGCCAGCTTTGGAACAACGGGGGCGTCGTCTCCATCGCGTAAAAGCCCATGACCATTTTCACGTTTGCGAACAACATCAATACGACGTTGGCGGGCGGCATTTCGTCTTCGTCAACATCCTTGACGCTTGCAAGTACAGCCAATCTCCCAAGCTCAATCCCCGCGGGGGAAGTGCTCGCCATCACCCTAAATGACGTTGCGACGAGGCAGAACTTCGAAGTCATCTACGCCACGTCAATCTCCGGTGCAACGCTAAGCGGCCTGATGCGCGGACAAGAAGGGACGTCGGCGCATTCGTGGGCCACGGGCGACTATGCCTATAGCCCTCCGACTGCTGGACAGATGCAATCGTTCGGTCAGCTTTCCAAAGCGAATACATGGGGAGCGGCCAATACCTTTAACGATCCAGTTAGCGTGGCTGCGGCCGTTGCATCGGGGCACGCTGTCAATCTCGGTCAGTTTTTGGCCTCCGTTGCTGGAAATGGTTTTGTGGAGATTCCGACTCCTATTGGAGTCATCCTCATTCAATGGGGGCAGGTTCAGTGCTCCGCATCAGGCGTCATAACGTCGCTTTTCACGACGCCATGGCCTAACGGCGCATCAATGATGGTTGCGTCTCCTATGAGCCCTACGGCAGCCGGCAAAGCTGGGGCCGCAGTCATCAGCAAGTCTCAATTCAACATCGCGTCAACCAACATCGGCGGCACCGTTTTCTATCCCGATTCCGTTGGTTGGATTGCCGTTGGGAGCTAACGTGGACATATACGGACTTCCGCGTCCCTTGGACGGCAGCGAACTGGTCACGATCCAACAAGAGCAAAACGGCCAATGGGCCAAATGCTCGATGCCGCTCTCGCTTCTATCTGCGCTCCTCAATTCGACCTCCAGTTCCACGGCCTGGGCTTACAACCTCCCCACTTCAAAGCCTTCGACCGCTGGCGTCGTTTGGAACAACGGTGGCGTAGTCTCCATCTCCTGATACCACGATGAAGAAACTTCTGATTGCGGTGCTCTTTGCACCGCTGGTGGCGCTCGCCCAGACATATCCGTCGCCCACGTTCCAGAACATCACGGTCAATGGGACGTCGACGTTCTCGAGCGTCGCTCTGACGGGCGGCTCGATCAACGGCACATCGGTTGGCGCGACCACGCCGAGCACCGGCGCATTTACGACGCTCTCGAGCAACGGCCTTGCCTCGTTCTCGTCTTTGGCGGCAACGGCGCCCAATCCGACGATCTATTACAACCAGGGTGGCACGGGCGCGGTCAATCGCACGTTCACGGCTAAGATGCAGGACTCCGTGAGCGTCAAAGACTTGGGCGCGGCCTGCAATGGCTCGACCGACGACTCCGCGGTGTTCGCATCGTCGGTTGCCTCGTCCATGACGGTGCCAGCCGGCAGCGCTGATTGCGTCATTGCGACCAATACGACGGTCGCGGCGAACCTAACCTTTACCGGCGGCGTCATCACGGTCAATTCGGGCGTGACGCTGACACTCAATGGCGATGTAATTGCCCCGCACAAGGTGATCTTCCAGGGTGCAGGAACGGTCGTCATCAACCGCGGCACGATCGATGTTGCGTGGTTCGATGGGTCCGATGCAAGCGCTAAGACGGCCTTCGCGCTGCGCGGTGTCAGCAACACCAACGGCACCGGTAAAACGCTCGCCTACTATCCGCCGCAAGCAAGCGATGCCTGGGCGACCACGAGCCCGAATAACCAGTGGGGCTATTGCTGGAACGTCACGGCTCCGATCGATCTTGAACAGGCCCAAGCCTATACGGCTTACCTCACGTATTCGTGTTTCGATGCTACGGCGTCGATGGATTCGGTTTTTCTGATCGGCAACGGAACCTACAAGGCGGATGGCCAGAATTTCCCGCTTCGGCTCAAGATCGATGGCGGCAACGGCTTGGCTTCCTGGGCCATGCGCGTGCGCGGCGCATCGCATTTGCACATCGCCTACATGGAAGCGTATTACACAGGCGGTATCGCTTTCACGCCGAACGGCAGCAAGCAAGTCTCGGACGTGCAGATTGGGTTCCTCGATACCGGTGCGCTCTACAACCAAGCCATCCTAATGGATGGATCGACGGGCTCATCGAACACGATCACCGACATCGATATCGGGTTCGTCAATTCCACCGGATTCACAACGGGCCATGCGGCCGACTCGGTTATCAAGATCGGCAGCAACACGAACGCGATCACGGTGCATCAGGTATCGCACCGTGCGGTGGTAGCAGGGTTCGTCGATGCATCGCAAGCTGTCGTGCTGGTGACGAATGGCGGCGGCGCGGGATCGACACTCGTTTCGCCGCGCTATGGCATCAAGATCGGTCCAGTCATCAACGGCTCGACGACGCAAACGGCGCAGTCCGTTCAAGTCTCCGATGGCTCGATCGGCGCATCGGCAAAGATGACGGGCATCACGATCGAAGCCGGCGATCAGAACGACACGGGCTCGCCGCCGGGAGGCGCTTCGATTTCGCTCAATTACACGAGCGGAGCGATCGTGCAGGGTTTGCCGATGGCCTCGTCGACGAATACCGCTCAAAAGGTGACGGTCAATTCGACCTGTGTCGACACCAAAATTTACGGCGTCAACCCGAGCCAGGTCAACGATGGCGGCATCGGCACCCTGATCGATGGACGCAACTACTCGGCCATCACGACGCTTACACCTGGTGCATCGCCCTGGACATGGACGAACAACCTGAACTACCCAGTGGATTTTTGGGCGCAGGCAAGCACGGCCATTTCTGCGTCCACCTATACGCGGGGGAGCGGCAACTTCCCGGTCCCGATCAATAGCAATACGGTGCTTTATACGATCGCTCCCGGCGACAACATCGCCATCTCCTACACCGGCACGCTCACCGCCAAATACCTTCCGCGATAAAGGGGCAATGAATGCAAAACGACGAGCTCGGCGCAGTCCTTAAGACCGCTGGCGCATGGATTGGCGCGCTGATCGGAAGCATCACTCTTTCGAAGGCGGTTCTGTTCGCAACGCTCGTATTTACTGTGCTCCAGACGTATGTGCTGGTGCGCGACAAGATGTTTCGGCGGCGTAAATCATGAGCCCCACTAATCTCGCGCTGCTCATCGCCGAACTGCGCCGGGATGAAGGGGTTCGGTATATGCCTTATGCCGACACTACCGGTCATCAAACGTGTGGCTGCGGTCACAACATGGATATTTCGCCGCTGCCATCGGCCTGGACCTTCCCGCTTAGCGATGCTCAGGTCGAACAACTGCTGACGCAGGATCTAGAGAACACTTTCAAGCAACTCAACGCATCTCTTACCTGGTGGATGACACTCGATGACGTGCGGCAGCGGTGCGTCGCGAATGTTGCTTTCAACATCGGTGTCCTCGGCTTGCTTGGATTCCATAACGCGCTGTTCGCCCTGCAACGCGGCTCCTATGCGGTAGCGGCGGCCGGCTTCAAGGCATCCGTTTGGTATGGCCAGGTTGGAGCGCGTGCGCAGCGTATCTGCTACGCGATCGAGTACGGCTTGATGCCGGACGAACCGCCTCTTTCTTGATCCCGAACACTCTCACCCTTAGCCGCCATGAGCGGCTTTTTTATTGCCCAGTCTCACAGGAGAAATCATGGCAACCGTCGTCGTTACCATCGCAACGCAACAACAAGCATTCTCGGCCGGCACCGTGCCCGCAGGCATCGTCGTTACGCTCGTCGGCTCATCGGTCGCCCCGGTGCATGTCGCGGGGGCGCCCTATGTTGCGTCGTTCTCGGATGTGCCCGTGGGTTCGTACACGGCCAGCGCCCAGGCTGTCGATTCGCTCGGCAACCCGCTCGGTTCGTCCATCGTTTCGGATGCATTCAACGTGACCGCGCCGGACGTGATGATCGATGTTCCGCTGTCGGTATCCGTGAGCGTGCAGTGATGCGCTGGCTACTGGCGCTCTTCTGTCGGCGCCGTGTGAAGGCCGATGTGCCAGTGGCCTTCAACATCCGCATCCGAAATTGAGGCATCCATGAACATTTCCCCCGCACTTCAAAAGATGCTGCTCGCTGGCGTCCTGTTCGGCGCTTGGTCATATCTCGTCTTTACCGGGAAGGTGGCAACGACCGATTACGTCGAGAACATCAAGATCCTGCTCGGTGGCCTCGGCCTCTATCACGTCGTCGGGCCGCGCTTGCCGGCTAATCCGGCTAACCCGCCCGCGCCGACTGCCGCACCGACAGTCGTAGTCAAGGAATGAAAGCCGCGCTGCTTTGCTTAGCGTTGACCGGGTGCGCCGGCCAAGCGATGTATGACGTTCGCCCGTTCTATGACCAGGCGTCGAAACAAGTCCTGTGCTGCGCCGCTTCGATCACCAACGGCAAGGACATTAGCAGCGTCAGCGTCCACGTCCAGAAAACTCCTGACGGTTACGCGCTTGACTTCTCCGAAACCGGCGTTGGCGCGACTGCGCCGATAACCGCCCAATCCCAAGCCACTACCGCAGTTGCGGGGGCAGTAAGCAACGCCGCTGCGGCCGTCATCAAACTTTCGAAGTAGGGAGTCCCCATCATGAAAAAGATGCTGCTTATCGCGGCAAGCGTTGTCACGTCTGCTGCTTTCCTGGCTGGCTGCAATGGCTCGGCCCCCACGCTCACGTTTCCCCAACAAGTCGCGATCGCATGCGGTGCGGCCAATGGAGAAATCGCCATCCTCAAGGCTGACGGCGTTTTTACGGGCGGTGCGGCCAACACTCTCGCGAACGATGTGCAGCCGAACGTCGACAAGGTGTGCAAGGCAGGCGCAACGATCACGACCGCCAGCCTGCAAGCGCTCGCCAATGCCACGCTGCCGCTCGTCAAGTCGATGGTGGACACGTCGTCCCTGCCACAAGACAAGAAGAATGTCGCCGACGCTGCGATCGATACCGGCGTGATGGCGTTCAATATCGCGATCAGCATGGCGCCGCAAGGTACTGCAACGGCCCCCGCTTCGGCTCCCGTCGCCGCGTCGAGCGCGCAATGAAGCTCGAAGAATTGGCGCGCAGCGATGGCGTGCGCACGATGATGTTCGAGTGCCCCGGCTGCAACATGATGCATCAGGTCAACGTCGCCGGCCCAGGGCGTCCGATGTGGGCGTGGAACGGAAGCATGGAGCGTCCGACATTCTCTCCGTCCGTCCTCGTCACTTATGACCACATGAGCGAGGCGGGGCGCGCGCGATCCAAGGCTTTCATCGAGCAGCACGGCCGCCATCCGACCCACGAAGAAAACCCGTGCGACGTTCACGACGTCTGCCATTCCTTCGTCACGGACGGGCGTATCCAGTTTCTCGGCGACTGCACGCACAAACTAGCGGGACAAACGGTCGATCTGCCGGAGATCGAACCATGAGCGCGCGCGGTTACGCCCTGCTGGCCCAGGAAGCGTACACCTCGGCGCCTGATATCGGCGTTGCGGATAGCGCCTCTCGGGCGATCGTGCGCGATACCGATGCTGGGCTCGTCGTGGCGTTTCGCGGCTCCGACAACGGCGCGAGCTGGGAAACCGACTTCGATATCGAAACGGTCGACGTGCCGGGTGCCGGGAAGTTCCATGCGGGCTTCTGGCGGGCCTGGCAGGCGATCTCAATCGACGTTCTCGCCGCGGTCAACGGTCGACGCGTGACGCTCGTCGGTCATTCGCTCGGCGCCGCATTGGCGATTGCTGCCGCGCTCGACATGACCATCTCCGGCAATCCTCCCTCGGCTGTCTTCGGCTTCGAGCCGCCGCGGGTGAGCCCTGATATGAGCGCGCGCGTCGTTCTATCGAGAGTCGACGTTCGGCTATTCCGAAACGGCCTGGACATCGTTCCCACGCTTCCGCCCGACTGGCGCCATGCGGCTCAACTGATTCCGATCGGGAAACCCGCGCTTCCCATCCTGAACACCGTCGATCACGAGATAGCGCGGGTCATCAATGCCTTCCCGTCTTACTGACCGAACAGCTTCTTGTAGAGCGCAGCCGACTTCGGCACGGTAACGGCGTAGGTGCTGGAATCGCTGTAGATAACCCCGTTCGGGCCGCCGGCAGGCGTGTTCCAATAGTCCGCATAGAGCACGTTGGACCCTCCCGCTTTGATCCAGTTGTACATCCCTTGGACGTAAGCCGTATCGTCGCCATTGCCCACTGGAAGCGGTTGAGTTGACAGGCCCCATTCCGAATAGGCTTCCGACTTGCCGTGTTGATGGGCAAAGTTGCGCAAGAACGTAAGCCCTTCGTAGATGTTCAGGACGTTCCAAAACCCGTACGTATTGTACTGGTCATAGACATCCATCCCGATCACATCGACCACATCATCGCCGGGGTAAGCGCTCGTGTAGTCGAAGGGGTAACTCGACGCCCATGCTACGTTCCACTCGAAACGCAGCACATTGCATTGAGAACGCATGACGTGAACGACGTGCCGATAGGCGTATCGGTAAAGGGCTGGACGGCCAACCGCCGACCATGGATACCATTTGCCATTCGATTCCCAACCCAGGCGAATGATGACGCGTTGCGGGGCGCCGGTTTTCGAGGCGATGTTCGCGGCCAATTGCCTGAAATAACTGTCGTATGTTCCAGCCGCGACGGCGCCAAGAAGGTTGGCGCTGAGGGGAACCGGGATCAACGGAACCGTGATGACTTCATGTCGGTTCGGATTCGAGGCGAGCCATTGTTTTGTGGCCGACAGAAAACCTGGATTGACAATATCTGTCCACGTTGGTCCGTTATCAAACGTCACGCGGTACATGACGGGCTTGCCGAGCCAATTGCTGAAATCGATGTATTGCTGGATTGCGGTGTCGCTTCCCATGTGTAGCCCGATCGATGATGTTTGAGCCGAGCACAGGCAAGAAAATAAAGCGAAGCATGCCGCGAAAAAGAATTTCCGAATCATTGCAAGAACCCCCAAAACGTTAGTACTCCTAAATACAACACTTGAAATCATCCGCCCGCGTCTATTCGATTAGCGCGAGGAGACCTAAGAGCGTCCGCTCAAATTGGATCATCCAACTAACGGAGCCCCTAGGATGAAGAAAGTTTTATTTGCCGCCTGTCTCGCCCTCGTCTCTTGTTTTGCTAGCGCCGCCGGTATCGGTCTGCATATGGGCACAGATGGATCAATCAGTCAGTACGAGGATTTTGGGCGCTGGCTCGGAAAACCTGTTATGGTCCGGCTGACGTTCCTGAATGATTCATCGTGGAGTACGATCGCCAATCCGTACTTCCTGTCGTCGGCCACAAAGCCGTGGCTGGCATCGAACCCGGCCCGCGTTGAAGTAATCTCGACGCCGATGCTGCCGAGTTCGGGGAATCACTATCAGCTTCGCAACATCGCGAACGGCGATTACGACACGTACTATCGCCAGCTTGCCTCGAACATCGCCAGCAAGAGCGGGGCGCCGCAGCGGGTGGTAATCCGGCTCGGCTGGGAGCTGAACGGTCAGTGGTATCCCTGGTCCGCCGTGGGCTATGCGTCGCAATACAAGGCCGCGTACCGACACATCGTTCATGTGATGCGAGCCAAGTGCAACGTGCTCCGGTTCGAATGGAACGTGAACTGGGGCACCAATCCCAATCACTTCGATTGGACGACGGCTTATCCGGGTGATGACGTCGTGGATGTGATCGGCACGGACCTATACGACCAGTACAACAAGGGCTGGAGCGATATCCTGAACCGCTATGAGGGCTTGGCCTTCTACCGGAACTTCGCGCGCCAGCATGGGAAGTCAGAGGCGTACACCGAGTGGGGCCTATCGACGAACTCGTCCGGCCATGGCGACGACACGGCCTACATCCAGAACATGTATGACTGGATCCAGGCTGGCGGAGATAGCGTGCTCTACGCCAATTACTGGAACACTCCCTCGGGCGGGCCGGATGGCGTGATCTATAGCGACTCAAGCCGTTACGGCGTGACCGTGCCGAAGTCGGCAGCCCTGTATCGAAAACTCTTCGGACAATAAGAAACGGGGCGGCAGGTTTCCCGTCGCCCCGCGTCTCCACACGCCCCGTAGGTCCTGTCTATTTGACTTCGTTTGAGCAGATCATACGCCCGGCGATTCGTCGTCAAATATGCGTTGCCCGCCATCGTTTAGGTGGGGCGCGCCAGCATTCTATCGATTCGCCTCTACCGCATCGCGCACGTGGTTAGGGCGCAGGCTGATCTCGCAACGCAGGTCGGCGGGGAATTCGGTTCCGCATATGTCGGGGCCGAACCATACAGGATTCTTGCCGTGGTTGAAGATCACCATCTTGCGCCCGGTATCGGGACATTCGTAGACCGCATCCTTCCCTGCGTCGACGCACACCCAATCGTCTAAGTTCACCCTTCCTCCTAGCGCCGCTAGCGCGGCGCGTCAGTGTCCGTAGTTGAATCCGAGCAGGTATAGGTCGTATTGCATCTTGCTCCACGACCATCGTTTCGCCACGAAGTCATGCGAGCCACAGCATCCGGCCTCGCGTTGCTTGCTGAAACGCCTGCGCTGCGAGCTTTTCCACATGCGCGCGGCCCGGAAATTGTCGGCGCAGTCGGCGTTGATGCGCGCGATCTCCTTTTCGATAGCGTTCTCGCAGAATCGAACCTCGTCGGCGTCCATCGTTTCCCACCACGGCTTGGGCTCCATCGCCACTCCTTCCGCCTACCCTACGGTAGCGCGCCAAAATACCGCGAGCGTGGCTCGCTGGTCGTCCAAAATACTACGCATTTTTTCCGCTTAATGGGATGTAATCTTCGGTGAATCGAAGCTTACGAGTCCCGCTCCTCGCACCAAACTCAATTCCACACGGCACAAATATAAACCACAAGACGCCGTGTTTACAGGCCCAGAAGCCATCCTGGCTGTAAGCTGAAAATTACGCAAACACCACACGGAACCACGCTAAACTACGCGCCTCTACGCAGAACTTACGCAAGGGGTTACGCAAATGGCGTCGTTCCGCAAGACGGCTACGGGCTGGCGCGCCGAGTTGTACGTGAAGGGAACCCGCGATTCCCGGTGCTTTGACACCAAGGCAGAGGCGCAGTCTTGGGCTCTCAAGCGCGAAACCGAGATGCGGTCCATCACCTCCGGCCAGGGTAGCAAGACGCACACGGTCGGCGACGTGCTCGATAAGTATCGAGACGAAGTGAGCCCGACCAAGCGCGGCGAGCGCTGGGAGCGGCTACGGCTCAACCTGATTGGTCAGAAGAAGGTCGAAGGCCGAAAGTTCGCGGATATTAAATTGGCGGACCTACGGCCGGCGCACATTGCCGCATGGCGCGACGCTCGCCTGCGCGAAGTCGAACCGGCGAGTGTGTCTCGCGAAATGTCGCTGCTTTCGCATGCCTTTGACGTCGCCCGCAAGGAATGGGGCTGGCTCGCCTCGGAACCCATGAAGGACATCAAGCGCCCTGCTTCCGGTCCGCCGCGCGAGCGCCGCATCACCGACAAGGAAATCGAACTCATCACCTTGGCCCTTGGGTTCCAGGACGGTCAACCGGTCGCCTACGCATCGCAGCGCGTCGCCGTGGCGTTCCTGTTCGCCATCGAAACCGCCATGCGGTCTGGGGAAATCCTCGGCCTCACGAGCCATACTGTCGACTTCGAAAATCGCGTCGCTCACTTGCCGCTAACGAAGAACGGAAGCGCGCGCAACGTGCCCTTGTCGAGCCGCGCTATCGAATTGCTTAGGATGCTACCGAAGGTCGATGACGGCGCGCCGTTGTTTGGGCTCGTCGATCGGAGCCGCGACGCGCTTTTTAGAAAGGCGCGCGACAAGACGGGGGTAAACAATCTGACGTTCCATGATACGCGGCATGAGGCCATTACGCGGCTGGCGAAGAAGTTACAGCCGCTTGAATTAGCGAGAATGACAGGCCATACAAATTTGAATGAGTTGTTAACTTATTTCAATGAAACGGCGGCAGACATAGCCCTGCGCCTTGCTTAGTCTTTCCGGCGCGGTCGGCCGGCCCTCGTTGCTGTCTTGCCGCCTTGGTGCGACTCTACCCAGGCGATCACCTCGGCGGC